GCAAGTGCCGCATCACTGATGACGGCGTGCGCGAGCTCGCCTGTTTCCTGCGTCCCTCCGACTGTGCCACCGGCGCTGCTGCAGCCGATCCCTGAGCTGCCACCGCTACAGGGCCCCGAGCTCGAGGACCTGGTCGGCACGCTCATCGATGTCGGCCAGGCGCATCACGAATGCCGCGCGCAGTGCAACGCGCTGATCGAAACGGTGCGCGACGATGACTGACGACGTTATCCTCGAGCGGTTCGCCTACTCGCCACACGGCACGTTCGGCCGTCTGCGCGTCGGCGAATTCACCTGCTACACCGTCGAGCGGCCGTGGCAGAACAACGAGCCGCGCGAAAGCTGCATCCCCGAGGGCAAATACCCGATGATGCTCGGCCGCTACAACCGCGGCGGGTACCCCGCGTATGAGGTGCTCGGCGTGCCCGGCCGATCGCTGATAAAAATCCACATCGGCAACACCATCGACGACGTCGTCGGCTGCATCGCACCTGGCACGCGCCTCGGCTACCTGCGCGGCAAGTGGGCCGTCACCAGCAGCCGCGCAGCGTTTGCGCGGTTTATGGACGCGATGGCCAGCCGACAGCGTGCGCCGCTGGTGGTGACGCGGGTGTCGGCTGGGGTGGTGGGTTAGTCGTCGGTGCCGCGTAGCTGGTCGACCAGGTCGTCGACGGTCGGGGCGTAGTACACGGCCTGCAGGATTCGCAGATCCCGATGCCCGCTCACTTTCGCCAGCTGCATCACGTCCAGCCGTTTGCTCAGCCGCGTCAGGGCCTCGCGGCGCGAGTCGTGGAAGTGCAGGTCCTCGATCATCGCCCGGTCGCGCGCCTTGCGGAATAGTCCGCTGATCTGATCGGCAGTTAGGCCGAACACCGGGTCGCTGTCGCCCATCAGATCAATGATGCGCCGTGCCTCGACCGACAGGGGCACATCGCGCTTGTTGCCGTTTTTGGTCCGGGGTAGGTGCACGTGTCGCTCGTGCACGTTCGCCCAGGTGAGCGCGGCAATCTCGCCCGCGCGCATGGCCGTCTCCAACGCAAACAGAAACGCGGCGCCTACGCGCGCCTGTGCCGTCGTCGGCGGCTCATCGTAACCACATGCCAGCAGAATGCGGTCGATCTCGTCCTGGGTGATCCTGCGGTCCCGTGGCGGGGGGTTCGCCGGCCGCTTCACGCCAGTAAACGGATTCTCGCGCAGCCAGTGCCACTCGCGGATCGCCACGGTGCACGCGTGGCTCATCAACGTCCACTCGCGCCGTACCGACGCCGGCGACACCTCACGCAGCCGACGATCCCGCCAGGCCGCGCAGTCCGGTTGCGCGAGCTGCGGCAGTCTCACATCGGCGATCGGATCGCGCAGTAGCAGGCCGATCCGCGCCGCCTCCCACCGATACCCCTTCTTCGACTCGCTTACCTCGTCGCGGTATTTCTCCAGCAGCTCGCCGAACGTCTTGTCCGGGATATCGCCACCGGCCTCGAGCTCGCGTTCCACGTCCACCGCCCACGCCATCGCCTGAGCCTTCGTTGCCAGCACCTTGCTGCGCCTGGTGCCGTGCTTGTACACCTCGGCGCGCCACTTCTTGCCGTGCTTCCTGATGCTCGCCATCGTGCGTAATTCCCTGCGAAATTTATGCGGAGTGGTTGCGTATTAGATGCGCATTCCAGCGGGATGCAGTGGGAAACGATAGGCGAAAAAAACCCGCTAGAGCAAGGCTTAGCGGGCTTTAGTGCTATTCAGCGGGGATGCTGCAATAGGGGTGTTGGTGCCGAAGAGAGGACGCGAGCATGGCGGAATATTGGGCGATTTATGGCATCGTGCGTAATTTATGCGGGATGCGAGCGGCATGAACGTTGCGGCACGATAACGGCAATATCGTGCCGGCTACATAATCTACTGTTAGTCTCTTTCGTGCGGATTCATTGCATTTAACTTCGGTTGGCAAATCCCGATGTAGAACGATTCTGCAAATAACAGTTGATCTTCCGGGAACAGAAGGAACGAAACTTTTAGTCCTTTCATGTGCTTGTTTCTGCGGTGCTCAAGTATCCTTCGCTGAATGTTCACGCTCTGACCTACATAGGCGATCTTCGACCCTTTCCAAAAGAAGTAGATGCCTGCCTGGGCTGGAGTAATCGCCTCATCATTATTGAGCGCATTCGGCACGTCCGGGTATCCATTCATCCCCTTATAGATCGAAGCCTTTGGCACGCGGTTCTTTATGGGAGCTTTCCCCTCACGCAATCGCTGTATGGATTCGCCGGTAATCCTTCGAGAGCGGCCAATTGTGTAGCCCTTCAGATCTCCTTTGCCCAACAACTTGTAGATGGTTGGCGGGGTTACGCCGAGTATGTGGCAGGTTTCTTGTACGCTGAGATCGGTCATCTTTCCTCCATGAGCCTAACAAAGCAGTTAAGCCGTTCACGTTGTTCACTCGGACCCACGGCGCAGCCGTGGGCCGCTTACTTGGTCGTTAGGCGGTCAAAGACTCAAAGCCTTCGCACCACGTAATTTCTTTGTGCCCGTTCACCCTACGCGAGTCGTTCTTAATGCCATTGCAGGTATCAAGGACATGCTTGCAGTCTGCGCAAAGCGTATTCGTGTTCCATGCAATTGATTTCCTCAAAGCGCAAGCCGACGGCGCGATTTCATTTCCCTCACGAGTCGCGCCTAACAAGGCATTCAAGCCGTTCGTTTCACTCACTCGGACCTCCGTTCGCTCCGCTCTCTGCGGCCGCTTAATATGGTCGTTAGCGTTACTGGTTGCCGGGCCACACAAGTGCGTCAGCCTTCCCGACAAAAACAAGCAACGCGGCTTTGATCCTGTTTTTCAGCGTCATGGCAGAGGCTTGCGGCCTAGCGGGAAACCAGTCATCACCAATCTTGATCTGCGTTGTTTCGATGTCGTCTCGCACGCTATCCAGACTTCGAATGGATGGGCACCTCATTAGTATTCCTCCTGCTGGTCGTACTCGATCAAGTCATACTCCCAATCGTTGTACGTGGTCTCGTCTTCCTGCGGTTGCAGTTCGTTTTCTTGCTGAGCGTCAACGCTAACAAGGCGATCAACTTCGTTCGTCATTTCATTCCTCACTTGGACGCTGCTACGCCGCGCCAGTTATCTTGGCGTTACTCCCCGCGCTCTTCCGCCCACTGCATCACCGCGCTGGCTTTCCACCGCTTCAGCCCGACCTGGCCGGTGGAGGGCAGGCGGATCGGCGGGGGGAAGTCTGGACGGGGCGCGTAGCGTTCGGCGACGGTACGCGGGCTGACGCCGAGGTAGGCGGCGATGTCTTGCGCTGACCACAGTTGTCGCTCGGGCGGGACGTAGCCGCGGCGCAGTACCTGGTCTAGGCGCGCGGCCAGGCTGTCGATGATCTCGTTGGTGGCGTCGTTCTGCATGTCGGTCATCTCGGGATCGCGCAGCGGTACAGGCGTACGGGGATCGATTCGCCGGTGTCATCGTCCCATTCGTAGCCGTTCTCGACAAACTGGAACGCCATGCAGTTGGTTGCGAGGCAGCATGGGCGCTCGATCGTGGGGTTGTTCATGCGCATCGGGCAGTACTTTTTGCTGGCCTCGAGCACGGTGATCGGGGTCGGTTGGTTCATTCGGCTCTCCTAGAGCAGGTCGAACGCTTTGTCTTTGGCGTAGTCAGCGTAAAAGTCCAGGCCAAGTAAGTTGGCAATTTCCGGTAAGCAATTGACGCTGTTGCCTGGGTATCTGGCAAGTGAAGCAATTGCCAGGGCACGGAGTGTTTCGGTTCGATGAATTGCGAACCGTGCGTGCAATTGTGTGAGGGTCAGCGCTTCTGGTTCAGGGTCGAAAATCTCAATACATTCTAAGAATGGGGTCAGCGTCAGAGACATCAGTATGTTGATGTCGTCCAATTGGCAGGCGCGCTGGATGGCTACCAATAACAAGTGGTGTTGTCGCGCGCGCTCTTTCCTGGCCATTTCCTCGGCAATAGAAGTAGGTTTGTTCATGTAGTGTCCTCGATGTTCAGTAGGTGCTAGGTGTAGTGGTCAGCCCGTGCCTGATTGCAGGCGGAGCAAACCAGTCGCAAGTTCTTCGGCGTGTCCTTCCCGCCCCGCGAGAAATGCACGATGTGGTCAACGTGCATCCGTCGCGCATCGAGCGGGCATCCGCATATCGCGCACCGCCCGGCCTGGCGCCGGCTCATCGCCAGCTGCTGGCCTGGGCTGAGTCGTTTTCTAGTCCTTCTTGGCATATTTCACAGTGTGCGGGTCGATGCCTTTTTCTTCGGCCATGTGTATCAGGTGGGCGGTTTGTTCCACCTGCTGCTTAGCCCGGTCTGCCATCGTGCGTTTTTCGTCTGCCGCTTGTTGCAAGGCGTCTGCCTCGGCGCGGAGCGCGGATTCGCGTACTTGCAGGTAGGAAAGTGCGTCGGCAATCGAAACCTTCCAGTATTCGCGCGGCTCGCCGTCGATCATGAACCAGCACGGCACGCGCACCGGGTAGTTGTCGAACAGGTCGCCTTGCACAGTAGTGTCGACCCACTTCGCCATGTCGCGATTGGCATCGCGAACTATGTCTTTGCGGTCTTCGGCTAGCCAGTTGATTTCAGCCTGGCGCAGTACTTCGTTCGGGTCGGCGCCTGGCCAGCGCTCGGCGATCGCGGCGCTGATAATGTCGTCGGCGTCTTCCAGTGCCGGGTTGGCAATCTGGTACTTCTCGAAATACCGGTGGAGTTCTTTCATGGTCAGGTCAACGGATACGGTGGTGGTCATGATTGCCTCGCGTGTTGTGAGAGAAATTCGGAAATTGTTGCCCATTGCTCAATGAGCTTCTGCGCCTTGTCGCTTGGGCAGGTTGGTATGGTTGCGCGTGCTTGCGCCCGCGCTATGGCTTTGAGTGTGGTTTCGAAGGCGCTTTCGATGGGCACCCAAACTGCCAGCGCCTGCACGTTGGGGTCGCGCGCATCGCGTGCGCGGCCTGTGCGCTCTGCTTTGTCCAGTTCTTCGCGCATGGCGGCGTTCTTACGCAGTTCGTCGGCCACGCGCGGCATGGGTGCGGTGGTCACCTGGCCGGCTTGTTCCTTGGCGGTGGCGACGGCGGTTTCGAAGTGTTCGATCGGTTGCACTGGAGGCCTGCCACCACTGCCCTTTTCTGGCCCTCGCTTGGCGCGCGGCCACTGCTGGCGTTCCTGCTGTTCAGTCTCCGGCGCCGGCAGCGCCTTGACGTGCTCGTAGGCCGAACGGATGGAGTCGTTCGCCTCGCCTTCGGACAGGGCCTTGAGGACGGCTTCGCGGCGAAAGGAGAGGATGATTAACTGGCCCGCCCAGTCCTCGCTGCGAGATAAGTTTTCCCGAACGCGCTCGGCAAAACTTTTCGGCTCCATCGTCAGCCGCAGCGCGCGCAGCATGTCGCCGATGTCGCATGCCTTGAGCACCGTTTGACTGGCCATCTGGTCGAGTACGTCGCACTCGGCCTTGATCTTGTCCCAGGTGCACAAAACTTCACTATCCATCCGCCGTCACGCGTTCCCATATCCGATCGAGCGTCTCGATCTGGCGTGGTGATATCCCGTCGCCCTGCTCGAGCCGGTAGCGCACGCCGTCGAGGAAGCCGCGTTCCCAGTCGTTAACGCGTGATTCGCGGTTTTCGCAGTCGATGATCATCTGCAGGTATTCGTCAGACCAGGTGCCCATGGGCGCCTCCTGTTTCCCCGGAAACTGCGCCCAGGTGTCGCTCGGCGCATTGCAGGCGGAAGCGGGTTTCGGCCTGGCACAGTTGCGCGTAGCAGATGAGCACGGCGTCGGGTTCGTCGCGCCAGTTGCTGCGTTGGCGTTTGGCCTCTTCGAGCAGCTGCTGGCCGGTGTAGCGCGTGGCCGGCTGAATGGAGTCGGCGGGGTACGAGGCCTCGATGGTTTTGATGGCGTCAGTGCGGTTCATGTCACCACCCCTGATAGTTGATGATCAGCATGCCGACGGCGATGCGTTGGGCGGGGTTGAGCGGGCCGACCAGGTCGCCGAGGCCGTTGGCGTGCAGCTTGCCTGCCAGGCGGGCGCCCTCGGCGGGGTTGTAGAAGCCGACCATTGCGGCGATCAGGCAGGCCTCGGATGCGGGCAGTCCGTGGATGCCCTTGTTGATGTCGACCACGCGCGGGCGCAGGGCGTCTTTGTGTGGTGCGCGCTCGAGGTCGAGGTCGTGGCTGACGCCGAACCACTTGCGGTGGTTGGTGAGCGCGATCGCCTTTTTCCATGCGGCGAGGAAAGTGTCTTCGGCGCGGCCTGTGTATGGGGCCTCGAGGCGGAATTCGGGTGCGGATTGGGTCATGGGTTGGCTCCTGTGGGTTACCAGTTCCAGATGTTGAGCAGGAACATCAGCGCGGCGTAGCTGATCGCGGCCGACAGCATCCAGCCGGCGATCAGGAAAGTGGTGAGGGCGAAGCGGGTCATCGTTCCCCCTTGCAGGCCGCGATCACCGCTTTCAGTTCGTCGATGTCGCGGTCGATGGCGTCGAGGGTGTCGCGGTCTTCCTGGTGCGGGACGTTGCCCTCGTTGTCGCTGGCGCCGTCGTACACGCAGTCGCGTTCGCCGCGCAGCCAGCGCAGGCTTTTTTCTGCGGCCTGCAGCAGGGCCGGGGCCTGGGCAATCAGTGCTGCATTGCCTTTGCGGCAGATGATTCGCGGGTGTCCGTCGGATGACATGGCGACGCCGGCGACGATGGTGCCGTCGTCTGACTCGAGCCGGTTCGACGGGGCTTTCGGGTTCCATTTCCAGGGGCCGGGCGTGTGCGCAATGGCGCCGGGGTTCGTGTTGGTCTGCATTGTCGTCCTCGCTGTTGTTTGGGCGCGGTGCCACATTTCCCGTCGTATGAGCTGTCTGCCGCGGTGGCCGGGATGTGGCTTTGGTTCCCAGGCCGCGCGCCTCCGGGGGGAGTGCCACCGCTAGACCCGTTCGCTTTATCGCTGTCGCCGTGGGGTCTGTGGGAAACAGTAGCAACCGAAAATTGCCACGTCAACAACGGATAGTTGTTTTTTCTGGCAAGCGACATCCGCCGCTGGGTGGCGGCCAGGTCGTGGGCGGTTCAGGGCTGGGGTGTTACTCGATCAGGCCGCGCTTTTTCATCTCGCCGAGGGTCAGTTCCTCGGGTGCGTCGTCGGCAGGGATGCGCGGGGGTCGCAGGGTGGGGCTGCCTTTGATTGTCGTGGTGCGGCGTGGGGCGGTTTTCGGCGGTGGTGTGTCAGGTGTTGGCGCTGCCGGTTTTTCGGCATCGCTCGAGGCTTGCGTGCTCGGCAGGTCACGACCGCAATATCGGCAGACGATGGCATCGAACTTGATGATCTCGGCGCAAAACGGGCATTTTTTCATGTAGCCCTCTTCGACCTGCTGGTTTTCCAGCCTCGAGTTGTCGGGTTTCATAACAAGCGCAACGGCTATGCCGACCAGCGGCGAGAGGATCAGTGACAGCAGAAAGGGGAAGCCGGCGCCGCGGCCTTTGCGTGATGCGATGGCGGCGGCGACGAAGCTGAAGACAATCCAGAGGATGACCACTTCCATGCTTTGATTCTCCGTCAGGGCTCGTCTGAAATATAGTCACCAGGGTCGAATTGCCAATGAGTGGCGACGTTCAGCACCTGGCTGGCGACGCCGGCGGCGATCGTCGGGTTGTCGTACAGGCTGCCGCTGAAACCCAGTTCGATGCTTCCGTCGTCGCGCAAGAGGGCGAACAGCATGCCCGAGGCATCCCCGCGCATCAGTTTTTTTGACAGGTGGATCGCGCTTTCCGCGCCGGCGCGGTCCAGGCGGCGTTCGACCAGGCCGCCAACGCCTGGTACCACTACGACATCAGGAGGGGACAGCCACAGTAGTCGTTGATCATCTCTTCGACGCTCCTTGTCGGGAAAGCGGTATATCTGAGACATTTTTTTTGGTCTTGCTGTGCGTCGTTTTAGGGGGGCTCGTGTAGTCATGCGCGAGCACTTTTGCAATGTCGACCAGGCGCTGCTGGTCGCTGCGAGCAAGGGCCGCAAATATGTCGGCGAGCTCGTCAAAATGTTGAGGCCTGTTCGCTGGCAGTTCGTAGTCGGCGCGAGTGTCTGCAATTTGCAGTTGATCAGTCATCTGGCCTATGCCCGTCAACAGCCATTCGCCGCGGACACCGAGGAAATTGGCGAGCGCGCTGATCCGCTTGGTCTCGGGGATCGAGTCGCCGACGAGCCATTTGCGCACGGACTCGCGTGATACGCCGAACTCGGCAGCAAATGTCGATCGCCTGCCGACCGCGCCAATGCCGGCAGCGTCGCACGCCTGGTTGAGGCGCTGCGCAAAGGCCTGTTTATCTGTGTCGGCAACCATGGGTTGTAATGTAATCCTGTAAGCGAGCAAGAATCAGTTGTTGACGGCGCAATTATCGGTTGCCATACTGCGGGCATGAGAAAGCTCGAATTGGTCAAGCCGTTCCTCGGCGACAGCTACACGGCGATCGGTAGGGCGCTCGGCGGACTGTCGGGCGAGGCGGTGCGCAAGTGGGATCTGCAAGGGGTCCCGGATGGCAGAGTCCGTCAGCTGGCTGAGGCCACAGGCTGGCGGGTGACGCCGCATCAGTTGCGCCCGGATATGTATCCCCACCCTCACGACGGATTGCCGCTGTCGATGCGCGCAAGCGATGTGGCGTGATGGCGCGGCTTGGCTGGCAAACCCATGGAAAACAGCCGATCCACCGGGCTGGACCGTTTGCGAATTGCGGTCGAATGGTGGCAACAAAGAAGACTCCTCCCGTGGTAATTGGCGCCGGCTTTGGTCGGCGCCCTTTTTTTGTAGTTCGAGGAGGCTTTACCACGCCATACCACGAGGTGGTAACGGATGGTTAACGAGCAACAACAGGCGCTGTGGCACGACACGCTCGAGGATGCGATTCGCAGTGCTGTCGATGTGTTGGGCGGGCCGAAGCGGGTCGGTTCTACGTTGTGGCCGACGAAACGGATACCGGAGGCGGCGCGGCTGCTGAGCCACTGCTTGGACACCGAGCGGCCGGAAAAATTGAGTTTGGGCGAGATCGAGTTGATCGGGGCCCAGGCGCGTCAGGCGGACTGCCACACGATGGCGACGTATCTGATGCGCGCGTGGGGCTATGGCGATCCGCAACCGATCGAACCGCACGATGAACACGCGGAGCTGCAGCGGCAGTTCATGCGCTCGGTCGAGGATCAGAAAACGATTATGCGGCGCCTGGAGCAGTTGCAGCCGTTGCACGCGGTGCAGCGCGCAGGGGGCCAGCGATGACTGAACACGGTGAATTTCGCGAGCCGCCGATGCGGCGCGACGAGTGGCAGGACGAGGTGAAGCAGCGGCACAGCTACCAGGCGAAGTACTTCGATCTGCTGCGCACGATGGAAAAGATCGCCGACACGCCGTACTGGCAGGGCACGCTGATGACTCGGCTTGCGCGCAAGGCGCTGGAGAGGGCGGGCGAATGAATGGGGGGGTGAATGACCGGCCGATGATCGGCACGCAATGTGTGTATGCAGGCGCGGTTGGCGAGGTGCGTGCCAGCTATGTGACGCCACAGGGAGTGTGCGTGGTCGGTCGGTATCTCCGGCGCGACCAGGGCCCATCGCATTTTGTCGGCCTGTGGCGTGACTGCCGGCCGTTGTTTGGCGCGGCGGCGGCGTGAGATGAATCCATTACACGTTCGATTGCTGACGATCCTGCGGAACATGAATGCGCCGGCGACGGCGGCGGATATCCGCGCAAAGTGCCAGCTGCCACAGGATCTGGAGCTGATCCACCACGCGCTGCAAAAGTTGTGCGATGCCGGCCGCGCGGTGCAAACGGATATCGGCCTGTTTGCGCATCGCGAATACAGCCCGCCTGAGGGGCTTCCCGAGGCGTTAACGGTGGGACACGACGATACGCCGTCAGCACCGGACGTACCCGGGCCAGAAGAATCGCGGCCAGAGCCTCCGGCAGCTGTCGAGGAATCACCAGTCGAGGCGCATCCGACGATGACCAAGACCGACCAGGTGCTGCAGGTGCTGCAGCAGCATGCCAGCTCATGGGCCCAGGCGATGACGCCGGATCAAATCGCGGAGTTACTGCCGGACGATTTCAACCCGAACCGGGTGTCGGCGATTTTGTGCGGCCGGCGCACGGCGGGCAATACCCCGGAGTTGGGTTCGCGGCCGGGCGAGGGCAAGAAGCACGAATGGGTATGGATCGAGGGTGGAGCGGTGGCGCCGGCAGAGAATGAGCCGATGCCAGTGGTGAAGCCTGAGCCGCCTCGCACTGACCAGGCCGCGATGGATGATGGCCTGGGTGCGCTGCCACGCCTGGCCGACGGCGAGGGTACGCAGGTGTTGGCGGCAATCGAGTCGATGGCCGACAGCCTGCGCGCGCGGCCGATACGCGATCGCGCGCTGAAAGTGGCGGCGCTGGATGGGTTGGCGCGGATCGCGCCGCCACCGGTTGCCCAGCTGTTGCGGCGCATCGTCGCTGAAGACCTGTTCGACGCGGAGGCCTGATGCTGCCCGATCTGTCGTTGGATGATGTGGCCGCGGCGCTGTCGGTGATCGATGCGTCGTGTGCGCGTGACGATTGGGTCAAGGTTGGCACGGCGATCAAGAGTGAATTCGGCGAGGCCGGGTTCGCGGTGTTCGACGACTGGAGCGCGAGCGGTGGCAACTACGATGCGCGCGAAACAAAGTCGACCTGGAAGTCGCTGCGCACCGGCAAGGTCGGCCTCGGCTGGCTGATCAACGTCGCCAAGGCGCGCGGGCATACGTTCAAACGGCCGGATTTGACGGCAGACGAGCGCAAGGCGCGCAAGGCGGCGCAGCGCAAGCGTAGGGCCGAGCTCGAGGCGCAAGCGGCGGCAGACGGCGAGGCCCTGGCGGCCTGGCAGCAACGGGTCGCCGAGGTGTGCGGGAAGCTGGATCGCGAGCACCTGGCCGCTAGCGGGAAGTCGGAATACCTGCAGCGCAAGAAGGTCGGTGCGTATGGCCTGCGTTTCGTGACGCATGGCATCGTTGTGCTGACGCACCTTGCCGAAGAGCGGATCGAGCTGATCAGCGGCCGGGATGAGATCAACCGGTTTTTCGAGCGGCAGCGCGCCGGCGAGATCGATGCCGAGACCACGTCGTTCAAATATTTGAAGTACGGCACGATCGCCGTGCCGTTGCATGATGCCGACCGCGAGCTGTGGGCGTACCAGTTCATCAGCGCGACCGGCAATAAGCAGTTTCTCAAGTTCGGCCGCAAGCAGGGGCTGTGGCACCTGGTGACGTCGGAGGCCTCGATCGAGGCGGAAAAAATTAACATCGTCGGCGTCGCCGAGGGCTATGCCACGGCGGCGAGCGTGCACCAGGCCACGGGCTGGCCGGTGGCGGTCGCCTTCGATGCCGGCAATCTCAAGCCTGTCTGCGAGGCGCTACGGAATTTGTACCCCGATGCGCGCCTGGTGGTCTGCGGTGACGACGATCACGCGAACAACGCCAACCCTGGCCGCGCCAAGGGCCAAGCCGCTGCGGCGGCCGTGGGTGGTTTTGCTGCATTCCCGGATTTTGCTGGGGTCGGCGCATGAGCACCGATCGCGTCGACTGGAATGATCTGCATGTCGAGGCTGGCCTCGACGAGGTGCGACGGCAGCTCTACGCGGCGATAGAAACCGCTGATGCGCGGAGCGTACCCAAGGGGGGTGAGCAGGTCGAGCCACAAGCAGATGTGCCGCCGGCGCCGCCAGACGATGCCTATGCCGACGACCTCGCCGCCGACGATTACAAGTACAACCCGGCCGACCATGCGTGGTTCGAGCAGCTGACGCGCAACCGCGAGCAGCGGCTCGACAATCACGTCGGCAACCTCGAACGGATCTTTGCAAAAGATCCGCGCTGGGAGTCGGTGCTGGGGTACTGCGATTTTTCCTACCGCGTGCTGTTCCTCAAAGATCCGCCGATCGATCACGCCGAGGCCGAGCTGCAAGACCCGGACGTTGCAAGGATGCGGGTCTGGTTCCATCGCAATTACGCGACGATGCAGCCGCCCTCGAGGGCCGAGCTGCAGGACGCGATCATTGTCGCCAGTCAGCGCCAGCGGCATCACCCGGTGCGTCGTTATCTCGAAAACCTCCAGCTGCAGGGTGACGACATTATCGATGATTGGCTGATCCGCGCATTTGATGCGGCTGGCGATCGTGATTATCTGCGCCTGGTCGGTCGGCGTTTCCTGATCGGCGCCGTGGCCAGGGTGATGGAGCCTGGCGCCAAGATGGACAACATGCTGATTCTTGAGGGCAAGCAGGGCAAGGGCAAGAGCACGGCGTTGCGCATGTTGTTCGGCGACTGGTTCTCGGATGCGCCGATACCCCTGGGCGACAAGGATGCGTATCAGTTGATCCAAGGCGTGTGGGGCTACGAGATGGCCGAGCTGGACGCGCTGAGCAAGACCGAGAGCACGCCCGCAAAGGCGTTCATCTCGCAGCAGACGGATCGGTTTCGGCCGCCGTATGGCACGGGCGTGATGTCGTTCAAGCGTCAGACGGTGTTCGTGGGGTCGACCAACCAGGACGAATACCTGAAGGATTACTCGGGCAACCGGCGCTATTGGCCGGTGCTGTGTCGCAATGTGGATCTCGACTGGCTGAGGGAGCATCGCGATCAGTTGTGGGCGCAGGCGTTTGCCGCGTGGAAGGTCGGCGACATCTGGTGGATAGACGGGCCGGAAGAGCAGGAGTTATGCGAGGCAGAGCAGGAGACGAGACTCTCTCGCGACGCGTGGGAGGACATCATCAGCGACTGGGTAGCGGGTAAGACCTCGCCTTATTTCACCGCCGCACAGATCCTGCAGGACGCGCTCAGCATCGATCCGGCCCATATCCAGCGCGTACACCAGAACCGGCTCAGTCCGATCATGAAAGCGCTTGGCTGGGGCAAGGGCCGCCGGGACATCGGCGGCAAGCGAGTAAACGTCTACACCAGGCCGGAGGCTGACCTCGCGGAACAATCACAGCCTGACGAGGTCCCGTGGTGATTGGGCAAGCGTCCAAAAAGTACCAACCTGACCAACCTACCGCAATGGGGTTGGTCAGCCGAAAAGTCCCGCCACAGCAGGCTTTGACCAACCGGACCAACCTCAGGCGCAGGCGCGGGCGGGCGCGCACATGTACGCGCGTGTGTGTGTGCGTAGTGACGTTGGTCACGTTAGTCAGGTTAGTCCAGCCCAACAGTGGCAAGGGTTTCAGCGCGACCAACCTGTTTTTCGAGGTTGGTCAGGTTGGTCAGTCGTGAAGTGGACGCGAATCGATCGCTGGTTCGCGGAATCCGACTGCGGGTACCGCATTGCGATCTCGCGGTCGGGCGATGGCTGGGTGTTCCTGTGCTTCACGCCACCTCGGCCAGGGTGGCGGGAATCGCTGCAGGTCCGGTACCGGCAGGGCCAGGCAGTGCCAAGGGAGCGAGAGTGGATCGGAACAACAAACGACGCGGAGGCAGCACGTGCAATTTGTGAGCGACATCGGAACGACTCGAATGCAGCCTGACGATTGGCTCGATCCGACACGCGAGCGGCTGGCTGAATGGGCGCGCTGGCTGCGCACCTCGAGCAGCCCGATCGGCGGGAGCATCACCGTGCGGTACCAGCCGCGCATCATCGACCCGGTGCACGACGCGCTGCCGGAAGACAACGGTACCGCCGAGCGTGTCGACCGCATCCTGTGCCAGGTGCGTCAAACGAATGCGATGGTGTACTCAGTGCTATTCGCGTACTACTACCACGCCGACAAAAGCGAGCGCGACCTGGCTGCCGATCTGCGTGTCAGTCGGAACCGCATCAGCCAGATGCGGCTGCAGGGCGAGGCCATGGTCGAGGCGCTGTGGCAGTCTTGGCAAGCAGGCGCGAGCGCACGCGCGCAATGATTTCAATATTGCCCCTTGACTGGCCGGCCAGTAACCGCTATTTTTCGGCTAACCTGGCACAAGTGCCCATCAAGAAAACCCGCGTCAATACTGGCGCGGGTTTTTTCGTTTTACCAACGGGTCGACATGGCAGAAGCATTCATGGACATCCTGCAGAAGAACGGTGTCCTGTCGTTCGCGTTTCTGGCCTGGGCTTGGGTGGTGTGGCATTTCGGCAGTCACATCATGCGCGAGCTGAAGTCGATCAACCGCCGCATGCAAGACATGAACTTCCTTCTGGCCAACCGCGTCACCAAGATCGAGGCCTACCTCGAGCGGGACGGAGACTTTCAACCGTATCGCAATGGCGACCGGTCGTGACAATCGCGGCGGGTCCTTCCGCAAACCGTGCCATACGGGTAATTCGGACCGCGTTTTTTTTGCAGATGCGGGGCGGCATGGGGGGTAATCGCGGCGCCTTGGTTTTGTCGTTTTTGTGAGCGTCAGAATGCAGATCGATCGACCTGTCACGCAGCGCGAGTTCGCGACCCTGGTGGGTGTCACGCAGCCGGCGATCGCGAAGCACGCGAAATCTGGCCTGTTGCGGGAGGGTGCAACCCTCGGCGAGTGGCTGAGGGCCTACTGCGAAAAATTGCGCGCGGAAGCCTCCGGCAGGGCGGGTGACGACAGCGTCG